ACTAGTTCCACTACCCTGTAGGTGTACGTCTAGTTATAATAATGGTAAGTTAGAGATCCCATTCCAATTCATCTAACTCACCAAAGTCCTCTCGTGCTATCTCTTGATATGAGGAATCTATGGTGTTCTTGTTTTGCAACTGCTCCCAGGATGGAAATCCCGCTGCTAGATCTTCTACTGTCACACCCATAGAACGTAACTTCCTCATACTCTGCTCCGATAAGGCCTGAATTCGACGCGCCATTATTTCCTTGTGATCTCCTGCTATCTTGACTGTAATGCATAAAAAAAGTAGTTTCAACCGCTGGTAACAGTCCTTATTGGCTGCATATGTTCCATATGCATGCCCAATTATAGATAGAAGAACGTCTACTGCATCGCGGTATTTAACCTCGCGACCGTAGATGGCACGTGTAAGCACTTCCCTAGATTCTCGAAATGGCAGTAGCCACGATTGGCCTACTCCATGGTTAGGATTGATTATAAAGTAATGTTTAAGAAAACTGGCCCCTACCCGGGATAACCAGCCTTCGAAAATCTTGGACACAAACGGAATACCGACTTTTAAATCTCTTATTTCCATGCGAAAAAATTTCATTAAAAATGCCTTGAAGTTATGAGCATTTATATAAGCCTGTATCTCAGGATACTTCGACATATTATATAAAAAGTCATCTCCATAGCAAATAAAATGTACCATCATCAAGCATACTTCCTGTAATCGCTCGCGATCGGTAATTCGCGATGTTGAAATTGTAACTACTATAAATAGGAAAAAGAGTAAAGCCGTAACCCAGCTATCACAGTGTGACGTGTTAAAGTAGCCTGAAGCCACCTCTCCTGTCACTGCACACCACATATCCGCAAATATGCGCTGTAACCGTACTGCCTGCTGTTTAATGACCCACTGTAATATCTGATGCTTTATTGCATATTGAGGCGTTCCTGGTTTCTCATGTATTAGTCCGAAACTATAGTACCAGTTTGTGAGGAATTCTTGGATACTTACATCAAGGGACGTATAGTCCCCTTCATTTATCACATCGTCTTCACAATTCTGCTTGTTTATTCCCAATACATGTGCCAACCTATCTGCCCCTCCATGTGGCCATTTATGTCCTATCTGAATTACCCATCCTCTTTCTATCAACATCCGTATCTTTGAGACTAATTGTTCCATAATGTTAAAAACACCACTAGGAATAATAAAAAGCCTCAACTTCTCTATCCATGCCGCATACGACTCGGACGAGTACTGCTTGCTCCATGAAAAATACATCTCATTCTTGGGTACTGTATTATTCACGACTTCGGGCATACGACCTGTTCGCAAGGATGACAAGAACTGTCGCAAGTTGGGTTCTAACTGTTCTAATTTCTTTCCACAATGCGACCGTTTTAACTTAATACCTTCTTCTGTTTGAAAATCTTTATTCTTACCTGTCTTAAGCCCATCGCTAGCTCCCAAATACATTCGTTGTAAAGTTGTTATTGAAATAGTCGC